AATCGGCCCCGGTGGAACGATTGACGTAGACCGCCCCGTTAGGATCGAATGGGCGTTTACGCGCGATTCGCAGCACTATGACCGGCCTATGAATATTGTGCCGGATCAAGTTTTTGCGTCGATTACGCGCAAGGATCAGGGGAACAATTTCCCGACGGTGCTTTACTACGCGCCGGGGTTCCCGCTAGGCTCTATCCGGATTTGGGAGCATCCGTCGGCCAATCTGGTGCTGCACCTTGGATGCTGGGTCACGCTCTCCGAGTTTGCGAACCTTGATGCGTCTGTGGCACTGCCGCCCGGATATGAGCAAGCAATTGTGCTGTCGATGGCCGAATTGCTTTCTCCAGAATACGGCAAGGAGCCGTCAGGAAGTCTGATGCGCATGGCCGCGAAAGCGAGGGCGAACATCCAGCAAAACAACCTGCCAGACCCGCGCATCGGGTGTGAATTCATGGGTGCGCAGCAAAATACACCCGCGCCTTACTATCGCTATGTCTCTGGGGACTTCTGATGCGCGTGCCGTTTGAGGGATTTATCGGCCCCGCATACGCTGCGGCAAGCTGGAAAGCCAGCACTCAGCGGGCCGTTAATCAGTACCCCGAAGGCGATCCGGAAAAGGGGCTGGTCTACTATCCGGCCCCGGGTCACACGACCATCGGTTCTAGGGGATCTTCGCCCGTGTTGGCAATGGAGCCAACACCGTCAGGCTTGGTAATCGTTACCGCCGATTCTGTTCACCTCGTGCCGGACATTCAAAACGGCGCATTCGTCAACCCGGTGCAAGTTGGAGCAACGGGGAGCGCTTACGCGATTGTGGCGCAGGCTGGCGACCGTGTGATGATAGTGAACGGCAATCAGGGATTCTGGTTTGACCGCACCGCCGCAGTGCCAACGCTGAACACGATTTCTGACGCCGCATTCCCTGGCAACCCGCAAAGCTGCACCGCGCTGGATGGATATTTCATTGCGCACGGGCCGAATAGCGACCAGTTTTACTGGTCATCGCCCTTTGATCCGTCAACGTGGAATGCGCTTGACTTCGCCTCTGCCGAGAACCTGAACGACAAGCTACAGCGGGCGATTACGGTAGAGCGCGAGCTTTATCTGATTGGCTCGCAATCAACGGAAATCTGGGCAACGACCGGCGGCGAAGAGATATTCGACCGCATTCAAGGGACGTATATCCCCTACGGCACTGCCGCCCCGCTATCCGCTGCTGTAATCGGCCAGGCTTTGCTGTGGCTTGCGCAAGACACAAACGGCGGTTCCGTTGTGATGCAGGCTCGCGGGTTGCAAAGCAAGCGGGTTTCAACACATGCCATCGAACAAGAAATTGCCAGTTACTCGGTAACAACTGACGCTTATGCGCTGACCTACCAGCAAAACGGCCACCTGTTCTACGTGCTGTCGTTCCCGACTGCCGGTAAAACCTGGGTTTACGATCTTGCGACGCAACTGTGGCACGAACGATCCTCCCTTGTTCCTGACCCGACGCAGCCTGACCAAGTAGCACCGATCAGCTACGTGGAGAGTTCATGGCGGGCGCGGTGCCATGCATACTTTGCCGGGATCAACCTGATTGGAGACTCACGCGGGCCGAACATCGCGCAGCTTTCAACGGACATTTACAGCGAAAACGGCGTGGACATGATCTGTAAACGAGTCTCGCCGCACATTGCCAACAAAGCCGAGTACCTTACCGTTTCCGGTGCCGAATTCGTCTTTCAACCAGGCGTAGGGCTTGCCACAGGAAACCCCGAAGACGTAGACCCGCACGCCATGCTGCGAGTCAGTAAGGACGGCGGACGGCAGTGGTCGGCACAACGTACCGCGCCGATTGGCGAGCTTGGGGAGTACCTGGAGTCGATCCACTTCAAGCGCTTGGGACGGGCGCGTGACTTCGTAATCGAACTGAGCATGTCGGCGCAGGTCTACCGCCCGATTGCTGGCGCATATCTTGATCTGACGTCATGACACCACGCATTCCGCCGCTTACAACGCCCGTTGCCGAGGCAGAGGGGTCAATTAACCCGTTATGGCATCGCTACTTTCAGGCGCTGCAATCAAAAATCGGCGACGCAAACGGATTGCCCGATGCGCCGAATAACGGGCTTTTGTACGCAAGGCGTAATCAGGCATGGCAGTCGTTCACGATTCCTGACCCGATCAATCCATATGCGCAGGTCAATGTATACAACGTAGGCTATACACAAGGGATGTACCCGAGCGTTCAAGCTGCTGTAAACGCAATTAACGCAGGCCAGCCGCCCTCAAGCAACAACAGGTCATTGATTTACGTTTGGCCGGGGAAGTATTTTTCCGAAAGCCCGGTAATTCTCCCGAGTTTTTGCGGGATCAAAGGCGTCGCAAAAGACGTTGTTCAGTTTCAAAACAACAACAGCGATTTGTTTATTTGCTCCGGTGATAACTATTTCGATGATTTCCTGATAGATGGCGCAAATAATTCATCATTGTATGCGTTTGATGGCAACGACAAATCAAACATTGTCATTACTCGGGTCGAACTGACAAGCAACAGTCTCCCGGTGTACGGATTGGGCGATGTAAGCTCGCTGCGCTTCAATGGTGCCAACGCCTCCACGACCATGACCGATCTGTCTGGCAAGATTTGGACGGCTCGCGGCAATGCGCAGCTATCGACCGCGTGGCAGGCCGGTGGCACGGCCTCGCTGCTGCTGGACGGAAATGGCGACTGGATTGACACACCGACCTCTACCGACTTCAACTTTGGCACGGGCGCGTTTGGTATTCAGTGCTGGGTCAGACCGACCTCTCTGGCAAACAATTTCAATTCTATCTTTGCCAATGCGACCGCTACGTATTCATCGACGTCTAGGTTTTTTTCGTTGTATGGATCGGCAGCACCTGTCGCCGCGCAGCGTTTGAAATTCGGATGTGGCGGATTCGGCCTCGGAGTTGATCAAGCGCTCGTTTTGTCAACAACAACAGTCGCAATCAATACAAACTATTTTGTTGAAGTGTCGCGTGACGCTGGCGGAACTTTGCGACTGTTCGTAAATGGCAATCTGGAAGCATCAACAAACGCCGCTGGCATTACGATGAATTTCAGCGACACGGCGACGCGCATTGGTGCAAATGGATGGGATGGAGTGGCTGGTAATTTTACTGGCTACATTGACACGATGATCGTTCGCAAAGGCGCGCCATTCAACACGGCGTCTTATACCGCCCCGGCGCTTACTTTGGAGCCTGCATATTCTCCGGCTGTAAGCGGCACATCGGCGCAAAAATTTTTGAAGCAATCTGGGCCGAATTGGACAGTTCTTTACCTTGAAAAGTGCCGCATGGTTTACTCAACTCGGAGCTCAGATTATTCCGTGTTGATCGAAAGCACGACATCAACTGCAAGACAAGTTGATGTTCTGATAAACGATGTTTTCTTCGACGCTTACAACCTGACAAGCGCGGGCGGTAGTTTTTTGCTTAGAGGCGGGTTCGGAATTGCAATCAAGCGTTCAACGATTCGAGGAGAGGCGGTTTTTAACACTGGCATCAGGCTAGAGCGTGGTTTGGCAACATCCGGAACGCCAAGCGTAGAAGTCAGGATGTGCGACATGGCGTCAATTAACAATTCTGCTGGCGGGACATCAATTTTTAATGAAGCCGGAACTGCCGTTTATGTCAGCAACAGCGACGCACCGGCCTCGGTGTTCAACGGAACAGTAGTAAACAGAAACAGCTTTGTTTCGTAGGCGATAAACCGCCACCAAAGAACAAGCCTTTGTCATAGGCTCAAAAGATAGGAGGCCGCATGGGCTGGGAAACTGCTTTATCAGTCGGTAGCAACATTGTCGGCAGTCTTATCGGCGGGCGGTCTGCCCGCAGTGCTGCGCGTAGGCAAGAGGCGGCGGCGCGCGAGGCCAATCGTCTTCTAGGTCAGACGCAAGAGGCAAACTATGCCGACCTGTCGCCGTATCGGGACATTGGCGCGGGTGCCACTGGCCGACTTGCGATGCTGCTGGGCGTTGGTGGCAGCGCCGAAGACCCGCGCTACGGTGAACTCACCCGCCGGTTCTCAATGGCGGATTACGAGGAAGACCCAGGTCTAGCTTTCCGCCGCGAGCAGGGTGAGCAAGCGATCAACCGAAACGCTCTGGCGCGGGGCCGGTTCAACTCGGGTGCTGCGCTGCGGGAATTGCAACGCTACAACTCCGGGCTTGCCTCGCAGGAATTTGGGAATGCTTTTGAGCGGTGGCGTGCGCAGAGTGCCGACATTGCAGGCCGTTTGGGCGGGGCTTCCGGCATTGGTCAGCGTGCGGTCGAAAGCGGCAACGCAGACCGATCAAACCTGCGCGGGCAGATGGCCGGAAACCTTGTAGGCATCGGCAACGCACAAGCCGCAGCGCGTATTGCCAGCGGGAACGCTTTGGTAAGCGGCTTGAACAACATGAACAACTGGATGAGCGGTCAGAACGCATTGACGGGCGTTGACATGCGCACGCCGGGTTACTTCCCGACCAGCCGCCCGAACTTTGGCACGTTCAATCCGAACCTTGGCAGCGGGCGCGAATAATGGCGCAAGTTGACACCTCAATCTATGGCCGGATTGAGCCGGTGCGCATGGTCGATCCTATGGTGCGGGCGCAAAACGCTCTCACCTTAGAAAACGCGCGGCAGGCTAACCGCATGAACGCGCTCAAGTTTGACGAGATGGAGCGTGCGCGTGCTGAAGCTGCGGCAGATCAGGAAACGCTGCGGGCGTACTTTCAAGCCGGGGGCGGCGAAGGCAACCTGAACGCGCTAAACGTTCGTCCTGGTCTTCGCGTGGCCGAGGAAAAGCGATTGCTAGAGGCGGCGAAGCAGCGAGAAGAAGCTGCCGCGAAGCGGGCAACGACCGGCAAGACCACGCAGGAAACGCTAGATGCGCGGCTA